CCCATTGACATATGTTTTGTGGGAAGATGCACAATCTAGCACTACGTGGGAAAATATAGAGGAAACTAAAAATAGACCACACGCCATTTGTTGCAGTGTTGGGTATTTATTATCAAGAAATAAAGAAAGCACAGTTTTAACTTCTGATTTTGGTTTTGACGAATTTGAAGGAAGAATAGTCTTACAAGATTGCGGAAACGCAATAATAATACCAACTAAAAACATTTTAAAGATTACTTACATTAATTATACTTATGATCTTTGAAACCCACCTATTAGGTTGCTCTCTTGGATAACTTATGCTTATAACCCAAGAATTACTCGATTATTTAGAGCAACAATTCCCCAATAAATCTCCTGAATTGAACGATAGTGAACGAACAATTTGGTTTAAAGCAGGTCAATCAAGCGTAGTCAGATACTTAAAACAATTAAATGACGAGCAAAATAACAACATTTTATCAACTTTAACAATAGAAAAACCATAACAATATGTGCATGCCTTCAAGTCCCAAACCACCTGCTCCGCAGCCCATTCCAGCTCCGCCAGCTAGTCAAGTCAACATGGCTTCGACAAACTTAATGGATAAAGCACCTGACGCACCATCGACAGCAGGTAAAACACCTTTTCAAAAGAAAAAGGGTAAAAATGCTTTAAAAATTGAATTAGATCAATCTAATTTATCAGGCGGTCAATCTGGCGTTAATATTCCCTAATAAAATAACTAAATAACATGGAAGAAAAAGTTTACACCGCAAAGTCTCGCTACAATAAGCTAGAAAATTCAAGACTACCTTATTTAGATCGTGCGAGGGACGCAGCCGAGTTTACTATACCTAGTTTAATAACTAGAGCAGGGTACAACAGCTCTACAAAACTTTACACTCCGTTTCAAGGCATCGGAGCTAGAGGAACAAATAATTTAGCAAGTAAATTATTATTAGCACTTCTTCCGCCTAATCAATCATTTTTTAGATTATCCCTAGACGAATTTACCGTTGCTAAACTTTCAGGACAAAAAGGCATGAAAGGTGAATTTGAAAAAGCTATGGGCTCTATTGAAAGAGTTATAATGAATGAAATGGAAGTTAATAACTTTCGTACCGCATTATATGAAGCTTTAAGACACTTAATTGTTGCAGGTAATGTACTTATTTACATTACACCTGAACTAACAATGAAGATTTATCATATAGATCAATATGTAATTAAAAGAGATACTTTAGGAAATGTTTTAGAAATTATTACTAAAGATATAGCCAGTCCAAATTCAGTTTCAAAAGAGATTTTAGATTTATGTGGACACACAGCAAATGAAAATTCAAATAAAAACGTAGAAATTTTTACAAGAGTAACTAGATCGGAAAATAAAAGGTGGCTTGTTCAACAAGAGGTCAATGACAAAGTCATACCAAGTTCTATAGGAAATTATCCATTGGACAAGTCTCCTTTTATTCCTTTAAGATATACAACTACATCTGAAGATTGGGGCCGAGGTTTTATAGAAGAATATCAAGGAGACTTACGTAGTCTTGAGGCCCTTTATAAAGCTGTTGTTGAAGGTTCAGCTGCGGCATCTAAAATATTATTTCTTGTAAGACCTAATGGCGTAACAAGATTAAAAACTTTATCTGAAAGTCCTAACGGTGCAATTAGAGAGGGAGATGCAAATGATGTATCTACTTTACAAATGCAAAAATCAGCAGATTTTCAAGTTGCGTTTCAAACAATTAAATTGATTGAAGAAAGATTGCAAATGGCTTTCATGTTAGTTCAATCTGTTCAAAGACAAGCAGATAGAGTTACAGCGACAGAAATTAGATTGTTAGCGGAAAGTTTAAATGAAAGTGTTTCTGGTTTGTATTCTTTATTATCACAAGAATTACAATTACCATTAATTAATCGTTTAATGTACCAAATGGAAAAAGCAAAAAGATTACCTGCACTTCCAAAAGATCAAATTAAAGTAAAAATAGTAACAGGATTAGAAGCTTTAGGTCGATCAAGTGATTTACAAAGATTAAATGCTTTTGTTCAACAATTAATGCCTTTTCAAAATCAACTTATGTCTTACATAAATTTAGATGAATATGTAAAAAGAGTTGGTACTTCATTAGGAATTGACATGGATGGATTAATAAAATCACCAGAACAAATCCAAGAAGAACAAATGATGGCTCAACAACAAGCCTTAATAGAACAAAATTCACCTTCGTTAGTTAAAGAAGGAATGGGGATGCTCCGAGATGCTGCGGCTCGGGGTGAAAAAATACCACAGCCAGAACAACAACAATAATAAAAGAAAGAGAGCAAGATAATTATGGGTGAAACCGTAACCTTAAATACTCAAGAAAAAACAGAAGTAGTAGAGTCACCAGAGTATATAAAAGAAATGGTCGACAAAGCTAATGGTGTTATAGCAGTTGATACTAATACAAATCCACCTTTAACTACAGAAACTAAACCACAAGAAAAAATACTTGGTAAGTTTAATTCGCAAGATGATTTAATAAAATCTTATCAAGAACTTGAAAAAAAACTTGGGCAACCAAAGCTTGGTGATAGTAAACCAGTAAATAAATTAGCATCTCCAGAAAAATCTAATGAAGTTCAAGCACCGTTGGTTGATTTTCAAAGAGCATCACAGGAATATAACCAAACAGGTCAAATTTCAGAAAAAACTATTTCTGAATTTGAAAAAATAGGAATAAATAAAACATATATAGATATGTATATGAAAGGTGTCGAAGCCTTGTCAGATAAATTTGTTCAAACCGCCTATCAAGAAACTGGTGGAGAAGAAAATTATTCTAAAATGGTTAATTGGGTTTCTGACAATTTATCACCAGAAGAAATACAAAAATTTAATGATGGAGTTGGGCAAGATGACTCAACAGCTCTTTACACAATTAAAGGGATGTATGCTAGATTTAATCAAGCTAACAGAGAACCAAATTTAAAATTAGGAGAAACTTCAATTCAATCATCAGGAGATAGTTACGAAAGTATTGCTCAGATGAAAGAAGATATGAAAAATCCTAAATATAATAACGACCCTGCATACCGTAAAATGGTCGAAAACAAATTATCGAGATCAAAGATATTCTAATAGGACAAAGTAGTTAGTCCTACGTGAATAAAGCATAAAGTAGGCTTTACCCTCTGAGGAGGACAATTTAGAAGAAATACGCTTTTTTAATTTAACTACAACTTAACTTAAAAAAGAAAGGATATTTTATAATGTCAAATTATACAGTATCAAATTTAGGTCAAGTTGCTGGAGCTGGCTCAACAAATGCACTCTTCTTACAAATATTCAGTGGAGAGATTATTACAGCGTTTGAAAGAGCTAACGTCGGCCTTGACAAGACACAAGTTAGAACCATTGCTAATGGGAAGGCAGCCTCGTTTCCAATCATAGGGAAAACAACGGCCGCATACCACCAAACTGGCACGGAACTAGCAGGTGTAGCAATCAAACACAATGAAAGAGTGATTACTATTCAAGATTTATTAGTAGCTCACACTTTTATTGCAAACATAGATGAAGCTAAACTTCACTATGAAGTAAGAAGTCAATACGCAAAAGAGCTTGGCAATGCTTTGGCCGTGCAAATGGACAGACACATTTTCCAAACTATTTACAAAGCTTCAAAAGATGCAGGACTAGACCCACAAAGTGCGGGTTCATCTGTAACTGAAGCTAACTTCTTAACTGATGGAAAAAAAGCAGCAGAAGCTATTTATGCAGCAGCACAAAAACTTGATGAAGCAGATGTGCCAGCAGAAGATAGATACGCAGCAGTTTCCCCAGCGGTATATTACAACATGATTAAAGATACTACAGCAGCTACAATCAATAGAGATTTTGGCGGTCAAGGTTCTTTTGCTGACGGTAATGTATTTAGAATAGCAGGAGTACAAATTGTTAAAACTAATAACCTACCATCTGGTAACGTAAACTCAGGTGTTGGTATTGGTTCTATCGTAGGAAGCACAGGAAATTTAGGTGCTGATTTCACTAACGATAAAGCAGTTGTGTTCCACAAATCAGCAACAGCAACGCTAAAATTATTAGACCTTGCAACTGAGATGGAATATTCAGCAAGACATCAGGGAACATTAATGATTGCTAAATATGCAGTAGGCCATGGTGTATTAAGACCAGAAGCTTCTGTTATTATTAAAACAGCTTAATTAACCTAGTAATGTAAATTAAGGGGAGGGGAGAAATCCCCTCTCACTTAATTAATCAATAACCAAAAAATAATGCCACTTACAGCAACATCAAAATTAGAAGCCGTTAACACAATGTTAACAGCAATAGGGGAAATTCCTGTATCTAGTATTACAGGTGCAACAACAAATGATGTTTCAATAGCCATTAGTATTTTAGAAGATACTTCAAGAGAAGTGCAATCTAAAGGATGGTTTTTTAATACAGATTTAAATTATACACTTACTCCTAACCAAACAAATCAAATAGAATTACCTTTAAACACACTTAGAGTTGAACTTGAAGGAGCATCAAGATCAAATAATTTTGTTGAACGAAGTAGAAAACTTTATGATCGTTTTAACAATACATTTACAATTACATCTCCAGTAAAAACAACAATAGTTTTTTATTTAGAATTTGAACACTTACCAGAAGTAGCACGTCACTATATTACAATAAGAGCTGCAAGAATATTTCAAGATAGAATGTTAGTTTCTGGTGAATTACATAAATTTCATGAAATGGACGAATTACAAGCTTATATGTCTCTTAAAGAAGCTGAGGGAGATATAGGTAGACACAATATCTTAACAGGAAATTATGATGTTTACGGAATTTTAGATCGAGGATATTACCAACCACGATTTACTGACCATAATGAATAATGGCCGCACGTTTAATTTCTTCATCAATACCAAATTTATTAAACGGAGTTTCTCAACAAGCGGACACCGTAAGATTACCTAATCAATTTGAAATACAAGAAAACGGATTATCAGATGTTGTTTTTGGTTTAGGAAAAAGACCTCCAACTGAACACATAGCTAAATTAAGTAACGCAACAAATACTAACAGTAAAATACATATTATAAATAGAGATGCTACAGAGCAATACGTTCTTGTGCTTACAAACGGGGGAGCTAAAATTTATAATTTAGCTGGTGTTGAAAAAACTATAGTCGCACCTTCTGGTTTTACTTATTTAAACTCTACAAACCCTGTTTTAGATTTTAATATTGTCAGCGTGGCAGATTATACGTTTATAGTTAATAAAACGGTTACAGTAACAAAATCAGGAACATTAACGCCTGTAAGACCTGCGGAAGCTCTGTATTTTGTAAAGAACGGACAATATAAAACAACTTACACAATAAAAATTGATGGAGTTGAAAAAGCAAATTATCAAACTTTAGATAATTCAAATTTTGCTAATCAATCTAGTGTTACAACAGACAATATAGCAACAGAGCTATATAATGATTTAATTTCTGCTGGGGCTGGACTTACAGCAAATTATACAATTACTAGAGACGGCTCTATAATACATGTGAAAAAAAATACAGGAACATTTACAACAGATGTGACTGATGGATTAGGTGGTAACGGTTTAATTTTAGTAAAAGATAAAATAAATAATTTTGAAGATTTACCTTATAAAGGAGTTGTAGATTTTACAGTTGAAATAGCAGGAAATGATGGAAGTCAGTATGATAATTATTTTGTTAAATGGACAGGAACTTCATGGACTGAAACTGTTAAAAGTGGAATAGATAACTCAATTAATACTGCAACACTTCCTCATTTATTAATAAGAACGGCTGATGGAAATTTTAGATTTACACCAGCAAACGGCTCGTCTTACACAATTTCAGGAAATAATTATTCAACCCCACTTTATAATTCCAGAACTTGTGGAGATGACACTACAGCACCAGACCCTAGTTTTATAGGAAATAAAATTTCAGATGTTTTCTTTTACAGAAACAGATTAGGAATATTATCTAATGAAAATGTTGTATTTTCAAAATCAGGTGAATTTTTTACATTTTATCCTGAAACAGTTACAACAGTACTAGATGATGATGCTATTGATATTTCAGTTTCACATAACAGAGTTTCACAATTAAAATACGCTGTAGCTTTAAACGAAGAATTATTATTATTTTCAGATCAAACACAATTTTTATTAAAACCAGAAGAAATACTTACTGCAAAAACAGTTTCTATAAACCAGGCTACAGAACACGAAGTTGATGCGGGATGTCAGCCTATTTCTATAGGACAAAATGTTTATTTTGCATTTAAAAGAGGACAATTTTCAGGATGTAAAGAATATTTTTTATCGGTAGATTTACAAACAAAAGATGCTTTAGATACTACAATAAATATTCCTAGATACATAAAAGGAAATATATATTCCCTTAAAGGGTCAACAACTGAAAATACTGTTTTAGCTTTTGCCACAGGTGAAAGAAATGTAATTCATGTTTATAAATTTTATTTTGATAATCAAAACAAAGCATTACAGAGAAGTTGGTCTAAATACATTTTTCCATCAGGTGATGTGTGTTTAGATGGTGCGGCTATTGAAAATTATTTTTATTTAGTTATCAAAAGAGCAGATGGTACATATTTAGAAAAAATAAACTTAAAAACTAATGAAGTTGATAATAATTTAAATTTTCCAGTATTATTAGACAGAAAAGTTTTAATTACAGGCGTATACGACGCAAATACTAATTCAACAACTTGGACAACCCCATATTCATCTACAGAAGTTAAATCAGTTGTTTTAAGTGGTGCTTGGAACAACACAATGAAAGGGAGAAATATAATTATAAACAGTTCTACATCAACAACAGTATCAGCTACTGGTAATTATACAGCTGCGTCTGCGTATGTAGGTTTAAATTATAATTTTAAATTTAAATTTTCTACTTTTTATTTAAGAGAACAAAAATCTTCAGGAAACGCATCAACAATAAGTACAGGTAGATTACAACTTAAAAAAATAAATTTAATATTTGCTGACTCAGGGTTTTTTAAAGTAACCTTAACACCTCGTGCTAGGGCAAGTTCTTTATATGTTTTTACAGGTCAAATATTAGGTTCTTCAGCTTTTATATTAGGGCAACCTGTTTTAGAAAGTGGCGAATTTAAAATTCCTGTTCAATGTAGAAACTTAGATGTTGAGATTGAAATTAATAGCGATAATTATTTACCTTGTAATTTTTTGTCAGCAGAATGGCAAGGATTGTACTCAACTATTTCAGGAAGATCATCAGTTTAATGACTGTAAGAGTTGCGTATGAAAGAGTATCAGAGGAAAAAGACATTATTGAACTTGTGAATAATCTTAGAAAACCAGATTTAGAAGAAGTCAAAACATTTTGTAATACAGAAGATGTTTTAAAACCAGTTATGGAAGGTTGGAAAAAATCGGAATATGCAAAAACATTTTTAGTAAATGATAAAGTTGCAGGTGTTTATGGACTTGTAAAATCACCAGATAATAAAAGGGCGGCATGTCCTTATTTATTATGTACTAACGAATTATATAAAATTAAAAAAACATTTATTAAAGGATGTAAACAAAGAGTAGATGAAATGTTATTTAAATTTCCAATACTTTTTAATTATATTGATAGTAGAAACCAAGTTCATTTACAGTGGATTAAATATTGCGGCTTTAATCTAATTCACGAAAAACAAATAAACAAAGTAAAATTTTACGGATTTTTAAAAATAAGAGAGGAAAATTATAATTAAAATATGTGTGGCCCATTAGAAATTGCGTATGCAGCATTTAATTTTTTAAAAGCTGACGCAGAGTATAAATCAGCTAAAGCAACAGCGAACAGTATAAATGAAAATACAAGAGTAACAGCTCAACGAATTAGAGAAGAATCAATTTATACTGATAATGAACTTATAAGAAAAGGTGATGATGATGTAAAAGTTCTTGCAGCTAAAAGACTTCAAGTCCAACAAAAAGCTTACCAAAAAGAAGGACTTGCTAAAGTCTCTGCGGGAGAAAAAGGAATTGGCGGAAATGTTGTTGATTTAATTATTGGAGACATAGATCGTCAAGAACATAGTGTTTATAATACACTTGATCTTAATTACCTGTCTGTAATCAGAAATAATGACGCTTTAAGGCAAGCAGAAAATAGAAAAGCAGCTAATCAAATATTAAGTTTACCAAGTGCATTTAAACCTAATGCTTTAACATTTTATGGAGCTGCCGCATTAAATTCAGCTATGTTTGCGGCTAGTGCTTCTGACCCCGATTCAGCAGTAGCGAAAGGAAACGAGAAAATTAACACTTTTTTTAATGGCTAAAAAAATAGATACAAATTTAGGAATTGACGTTTCGTTAACGTCCCCAAGTCCTGTTACAGGTATTGCGGTTAGTTTACCTAGTGAACCTAAAGGTAAATCAGAATTTCAATCACTTGCAGATGTTTTTAAAAATCTACAACCAGCTGTAAATAATTTTGTAACAAATGCGGCTGAAAAAAATGCTAAAGAAGATAAAATTACAGGTGCTAATATAATTAATGGGATGACTAGAGAAGAAGCCATGGCCGCTCATGAGGCTGGTTTCCCTGACGTTAAAAACGGGTGGGTTAGACATGGAATGTATGACGCAATTGCTAAAAATTCTGCTGCGACATTTCATTTAAATTTTTTAGAAAATTATACAAGAGATAGGGTTGATCCTAATTATAATTGGGAAAAAGATTATGCTGAACGTACGAAGCTGTATTTACAAGGTAAAGAAAATGACCCATTTTGGAATAAACATTTTGCTATCGCAAGTGAACAAACTAGAAAAACAATTTTTGGGATGGAATATGAACACCAAAGTGATAAAATTAAATCAACTATTACATCATACACAGTACAAGCTATAAGATTAATACCCGATAAAATTGATGCTGCCTTACAAGCTGCTTGGTATGAGTCAAATCCTATTACAGCAAACGATCATACATACAACGAGAGAAAAACAAAATTTTATAGAGACAATGTAGAAAAATTCTTTTTAGATGCTGTTGAAGATATTAAAATAAACCGAAATGTTGGAATAGATAAAAAAGATTTTGACGCATTAGTATTGTCAGGAGCAGAAGCTCATCTTGATGAAGGAGGAAGATACGCTGCATTTTTTGGTAAATACATAACAAGTAATAGACCAGACGGAACTCCGTCAATTGCTGATAAACCTGAATTAAGACCTCAAATGGAAAGAGTTTTAACTAAAATTAAAAAAATTCAATCCGCAGCTGAATTTGGAGAAAATTTTAAAAGTTTTAAAACTGCTGGGTATGATAATTCCGAGTATAATAAACAGGTAGATGAATATTTTAATGGCCTCATTTCTCAAGCTAAAAGCACAGGTTATAAAGACCATGATGCAATATTAGCAGTTATAGCAAGTCATAAACCATATATTGCAGGTAATAGACCTATAGCTTTTATACAAGAATTAGTTAACAGACCTGTAGGTCAAGGAGGAGATACTGCTGATAATAAATTAACTTTAGCAGTAGTAAAAGAATTAAAAGACTCAGGAGCTTTAGCAACTTATTTTGGAAGTGATACAAAAAATGCCTTGAAATGGAGCATGGCTGTAAATTTAATGCAAAGCGGAGAACCTACTTCTAAAATATTTTTAACCTTAGCAAATATTGAAAAAAATCAAACTTTTATACCTTTAACTGAGGTTGAAAAAAGAAAATTACAAGACATCGCTGGTACAGGCTTAGCAGCAAATCAAGATTTAGTTTATACAGTTGCTCAATTTTATAAAAATGCAGGGGTTACTGATTTTAATAAACAAACAATAGATTTTTTAGAAAAGAATTATTTTAAAGATGGTGTTGATAGATGGGTTGCAAATTCAAAAGTAATTGATCTAGGAATAGCTAAAAATGAATATGGAATGTACGCTGACACGGCTTATAAAATTTTATCAGAAAAAATAGATGGAGATGTTTTTATTCCTTCTATATCAGATACAGAAGCGTCAACTACTGGAGGTATTCCTGCTTTAGCAAATAAAAAGAATTACAATTTTGTAATAAATTCTGAAAACAATTATGCGTATTTCACTATAGTTAATCAATTAGGTACAGATATTCCTCTTACAGTTAAGAAATATATTCTTGATGATAGTGGAATGAAGATACCTGCGGTAGATGAAAAAGGTAATAAAATTGTAGGACAAGATTTTAAACACCAAGAAATAATACTTAAAATTCCTTTAAAAGTTTTAAAAGAACGTGTTGCTTCTGATTTAAAAAATGCAAGCATGCAAATAGAATTAGAAAATCAAAAACGAGATACTGTATTAAGACTTAAAAACGAAGCAATTGATAATTACATAAAAAATATGGGTGGGGGTATTAATATAGAACAACAATATAAATCTCTAACAAACCCTAAAAAATCTAAAAAATAATGATTAATTGGAAGTTTATTGAAGAACAAGAAGGTTCTGGAGTAACTGTAGGTTACGTTCCTAAAACTAAAAATGACAAATCAGGAGTTACCGTTGCAAGTGGATTTGATTTAGGCGGAAAAACTGAACAAGATTTAATTGAAAGATATAAATTAAATCCTGAAACAATTACTCAATTAGTGCCTTTTATGGGGCTGCAAGGACAAAGTGCTAGAGATGTTGCGGGAGATTTAAAATTACTGCCAGCCCAAGTTTCAGAAATAGATGCTGCCAGTAAAAAAGTTTTTGAAAATGATTTTTCAAATTATTATAATAGAAAAACAGGTAAAAATTTTAATGATTTACCAGACGTTTTGCAAACAGTAGCAGCTTCTGTAGGGTATCAATATGGAGAAGATTTAGAAAAAGCAACACCTAAATTTTGGAAATCGTTAGTTGATGAAAACCAAGAATCAATGGTATCAGAATTGCGAAATTTTGGTGACGAATTTCCATCTCGAAGAAACAGAGAAGCAGATTTATTAACTTCAGAAATAAAAAAAAAAATACCTAACTACGAATTTGTAGACCTTTGGTCTACTCCTAAAGAAAAAGGCGGAGAGTTATTTTTAGATCAGCTATTTGAAACATATCAAAATCAAGCTTACAATATAAATAATCCTAGAGAGATTGGTACTATTGAAGCTATAGGTGCAGCAGTACAGAAAAATCATTTTTTACCTATGTTGTATAGAACAATGGTGGCTGAAAGTTATGATCCACAAGAAGGTTTTTCAATGGAAAATAATAAAGATTTTTTTAATAAATTATATTCCGATTACAATATTCAAGATCAATTTAAAAATTATTTTATAGGTGCAGTAAGTGAGGCTCACGCTTTAGATTTAGCAAAAAGAGTTGTTCAAGAACAAAACAACATATCAATTTTACAAGCAGCAGGGTACAAAGGATTATTTATTGATTTAGCATCATGGATGTTAGACCCCATCACTCTAACGACAGGAATAGGGATAACCTCAAAATTAGTTAATGCAGCTGCGTTTACACCTACATTAACTAGAATGTCTACTTTTAAAAGAGCAGGGTTTATTGTAGGAGCTGAACAAGCTGGATTTACAGCAGCGTTAGCCGCAGAATCTCCTTCTATAAACATTAATGATGTATACATAGCGGCAGCTTTAGGGGGTACTCTTGGAGGCGGTCTCTCAGTATATTTAAAAGGAAAATTACATAAAATAGCAGAAGAAGCTTTTGATGACTCTTTAAAAACTGCAAAATTTGTAAAAACTCCTACTGGAGAAAGACACATACCATCTTATAAAGATGACGCAGAATTTATTAGAACATTTAATGACACTTATTTTTCTCCTACTGGAATGGTAAATGTTGAAAGTGCTGGAGCAAGAATAAGAAATTGGTTTTTAATTAATTTATTACCAGGAACTAAACACGCTTCTTTAGATGGAAGCTCTTTACAAACTGTAAGAAGCTTTGGAGCCAGAGCTATGGAAAACCCTACATTTTTCGTAACAAAAGGAACGGGAAGCCCAAACACTAGAGTTTTAAGTTCTCCTGTAACTGCGGAAGCTGATAAAGCCAGAATTGTAAATACCGCACAAAGATTAGTTGCAGTTGAAGTTAATAACGCATTTGCAGATTGGGTAAAAATTAATGGGGGTAAATATACCAAAGGTAAACTAGGTGAACTTTTTGCTTTTAATTTACGAAACGAATTTTTTACTAAAGTATTTAGAGCTATAAATGCTTTAAATCCTAGTAACAAAAACGAAGTAGATAAATTATTACTAAAAGACCCTAATGTTCGTAGAGCAGCTGAAGCTTACGCTAAAGGTTATAATTATGTAGGTAATCAAGCAAAAGAGGCAAATTTAGAAGGCTCTGAAAGAATTGTTACAGAAATTAGAAGTAAAGGTGCGGATGGAAAAGAAATTGTAGAACCTGTAAAATATTATGTTCCACAAATATGGAGTCACGATGCTTATAAAATAATACCTCAAAAAATAGGAGCAAGTGGAAAACCTTTGGGTGTTCAAGCAATT